GTACGCATTCAACCAAGGCATATCCATTATTCCGAGGGGATTCTCAAGCAGATACTGCTCAGTTTTTGTCTGTATGAATTCAGGGATATGGAAAACGTCTTCAACAAGGCGCCGGGTATAGAAACCAGGACGCACAGACAATAAAGCTTGCAGTTTCTCATGCTTATCCACCAAGGTCATGAGCTCTTGTATACGCGGAGTATGCCAACGGTCGGTTTGCCCGAGGATATATTTCCAATCAACACGTGTAGGGTCCAAACGTCGTAGGACATTTAACGCCCACGCCCAAACGATCGGTGCACCGGGATACTCGTAAGCCATCGATAGCGCTTTAGCCACGAGTAAGTCCTTAGCATGTCGTTCAGTCATAGGAGCGAATGACCATCCAACAGAAGTAAGCAATTCAATTGGATCCTTCACGTTAACGCCTTCCTCATAAGTCCTCATCTGTCCGCAGAAAGATGATTGGGCAAGATCAAGGCGCCGCTGCATCTTTATTACAAAGCCCAGACTAGCAAACACTTTGGCATTGAAGTATTTCTCCTCACCCGGCCAAATTGCTACTAATCCATCATCACCCTCAACGACGCAGCGCACATTATGACGGTGACGTAGACTCCACGAAGTAAGCATCAAGTTCGTGAAGCCATTAGCAAGCGACGTGGTCATTTCACCAGTCATACGCTTCGCTTTGATTGAGAAAGTTCCGTCTCTATATGATATAGTGTTCAAACCAGTGAGAGTCTCACAGAACATCTCAATTTCATCGCGATATTGCGTATTTCGAAACATGTACCGAAGTAGAGCACATTCACATATCGACATGACGGATTCAACGAAACTGCACTCATACGCACTATAGTCAGTTTCGTAATATATACAACCATCTTGTCGAACATGTTCATTGATGTACTTCATCCGTTCATGAACAGGCACATGTTTGGTGAATTGTGGCAACAAATACACTATAGACTCAACGTCCTTGATGAATGGGCCAATCCACGCTTTGACAGCATCACTTCGCGAGTGAATGCCGCGTGGCCATTTGATGAGATGCACATAATGTTCAGGTTTGATAAAACCTTTAACACGATTCCGTTTCTTAATCCATCGACGAGTAACACGTATGGGTTGCTTCTCATGTGCACGACGCATAGCATCTTTGCGAGTACCGTTGTAAGTGGTATTCTCAAGCCACTTTTCAAAATTCGGCGCATAAGAAGCTGGTAATGGCTGTAGGTTATGACACAACCAATTCCAAACAAATGTACGGAATGTGTGAAAAGACCCCCCCGGCCGTACATCCACAGCTGGGATAGGTCTAGCGACACGATTGTACACCGCCCCACGTTGCGCGGTATACCCAACTCGAGCAGGCGTACAGGGCAAAGCCTGCTTCCAATAATGAGATAGCGGAGACCATGCGGCGGGCGGGACACCTTTGAAATGTTCATGCTTGACATCTCGAGTCACAAGCCCACTTTGAGCGCACGTGCCAACCCATTTAGTTGGGTAACCGAATAATACCGTCACGGGGTGCGCAAACCCCCGTGGCGGTCGCAAGCGGTGTGTTAAAAATCCGTGCAGATGGAGTCCTGGGCTGCTAAAAGCAGCTCAACGACCCAATCCGACGGTGATTGACGAGCACCACCAATCGATGTGGGTATCTGTATCGCACTCTGGTTGTCTGCGTACAAAGAATACGCATGTGCCAACACTTCAGGGTCGCGACGCCGACGCCCACCTCGTTCAGCCAATATTTGATAGAAAAGACTTCCGGAAACAACCGCATCATCAGCACGCTGATATGTATTTTCGCCTAATTGCCAGATGCGATTACGATGAACATTCCAGAAGTTTGGTGATGTTCGGATCGTTCCGTCCAGACGATCTGGGTTGTAAAGTACCCCCAAAGGCACCACAATTGGTGCAAATCTGTACTCCACAACTTCGGAATGATCCGTGAGTAGATTGTGCTCAGTACGATACTTATGCTCTTCACGCCCATAGACAACACATTTGCCATCATTTTCATGTGCTGGGAAAATGATCTTTGGGTCAAAAATATCAACAATCAATCGATAGACCCAATAGATGTCCATACCAGACACAAAACAACCAATGGCGAATGCCATGCCGGGTAATAACGTGCAAGGCATATAGCAGAGCAAATCCAGGTGAAACACTCTCCACCCACGATGATTTCGCCCGGCCCAATAAACAATCCCAAATGGGATGTGGGAAAGGACCAGGACAGGGACATAGAAAGACCATGGAACAAGAGCGAGGAAGAAGAGCAAGTTCACATATGCGAAATTCCACACGTGTCGGAAAGGATCAATTTTCACGTCCTTGGCAAAACCACCACGACGGACGGAAAATCTTGTGAGAAGTGGAACATCTCCATGCAAATCAATCTCTTCATCTTTGTTTGATCGGATCATCAAACCATTCCATGTAGGTCCTTCTGGCGGTGGCAGCTTAGGCGGTTGCGGTTTCGCCTTCTCCACCTCTTGCGTACAACCGTCAACAGGTGACTTATTTCGTCCTGACTTCGGATCGAGTGTCGTAGCATCAAACCTCGACGGAGGAGACACATCAAATCCTCTTGAAGGATAGGACAACGCACCTTGCGCGTTGACGTTGGCGCACACAGAAACCTCCCCATTGCTCACGGAGAGGAGATTCGCCGGCTCGCTTCGTCCTCGGGCCACAGCACTCCCACCAGTGCTCCAAGGGCATACGTCCGACACGACAGCTCGACAACTGCCGTCCTGCTGTTGGCAGGGTTGGTTATCATGCGTGTTCAAGGCTTTCACATCGTGAGTGCATACAGCACAGGGTCCTGAGGATTGCGACAATCCAGAAGCAAGACTGCCTGATACAGGTGGCTGTACTGGAACGATACAGCCGGATGGTCGAGGGGTATCCATTCACGAAAAATGTGGTGAAAAGCAGAAAACACGAAAGCGGC